AAAAGAGGAAGTGGTTTAGATCTTCCTGTAATTAATTCAGTCAAACCTACAGTTAATAAAACTAAAAGAGCTCAGAATCTTTCTAATTATAAAATACAATTTAATAAACAAAAAAGTAGAGCTGGTGTTAACCCAAATAGTCATTTTGATAAAAAAAATGCTAATGTTGTAAAACATACTAGAGTTGGCGGCCCCTCTGAATTTGTAAAAAGAAGAATGAAATTAACAGGTCCTTTTTCTTCAATGGATGAAATGAGACAAGCAAAAGGTTTTAAACCAGGAGAATCTAATACTGCTTTTCTGAAAAGAAGAATGGATTTAAGAGCTGCTACGAAAGTAGTAAGTGCAACTAAAATTGGTAAAATAGCTTTAGGTGTCGGTGCTGCGGGAGTCGCTGCATCTCAATACTTAAAATCTAAAATGAAAAAAAATGAACCTGAGAAAAAAATGGGTGGCGGCATGATGAAACCCAAAGTTCAAAAAGCAGGTTTAGGTTTAATGTTTATGAAAAAAGCAAAAGACAAAGGTGCACAAGGCGCTGAGTTTTTATCTCCTATGGCAATGTTAAAAAGAGTTCAAGGTAATAAAACAGGTGGTGTAATGAAAGCTAACGAGGGTGAGTTCATTAAAAGAAGAAAAGCCCTTAGAGGTGTTAATCCTTTTTCAAAAACTGCTGATGGTATTCACAATGCTTACGCTAAAAAAATGGGTTTACCAAAACCCCTTATGGCATCTGAAAAATTTAAAAATTTTACAAAAACAATTGGTGTATTACCAAAAGTAAAGCATCCTTTTGAAAAAAAAGGTGCAGACAAATTTACTAAATTAAAAACATTAGGGAGAGTAGTAGGTAGCTCTAGAGTTGGTAAAATAGCTTTAGGTATTGGTGCTGTAGGACTTGGTGCAAAAAAATATTTAGAGTCTAAAATGAAAAAAAATGAGCCTGAGAAAAAAATGGGTGGCGGCATGATGATGCAAAAGCCTATGGGTTATAGAGGTGGTGGTATGGATATGGGAAAAGAACCTACTTCTAAAATGAAAACTCGAGAAACAATGTTAGCTTATGCTAAAGCAAAGGCTTTTAAAAACAAAGGTACGAGACTTACAGATAAAGATATTGAAACAGTCAAATCACTTATAAAAAATCCAAGACCGGGTACTCTACCTAAAAGATTTGTTGGAAGAAATATGGGCGGCATGATGCAAAGACCTATGGGTTATAGATCAGGCACTATGGTTCAAGCACGTGGATGCAAACTAGGTAGAACTAGACCTACTAAAATAACATAGGAGGGACGATGTCCCTTAAAGCTTTATTAGGGTTCGGTAAAAAACTTCTAAGCGGTAAAAAAGCATCAGCATTACCGGCCACCGGACAACAAACCAAACAAATAACTTATACTCCCAAACCTACACAGGCACAGGGACAAGAGTTAGCTATAAGAGAATTAAAAAACCCACCCGTTGTTCTTAAACAAACAAAACCCCTACAGATGGGTGATGACCTGGCACCTGCTTTTGGTTCATCAACCTATGACTGGGCTATGAGAATGGGTAGATCCAAATACAGCGCAGACGAGTGGCTAGATCATTTAACTTCAACTAGAAAAGTAAACTTTAATATATTTGGTAAACCCGCAACTAAGACTGTCCGTGAGCAGAAAAGATTTAAATATGATTCAGGACCTTTTGCCGGTAAAGAAGTTAGTATATCCAAAGAAGAATTATTTGATTCTAATTTAGCAATATTCAATGAAGCAGGAGATCTTACCGGTGGCCTGTTATATGCAGCAAAGAAGTTTGGTCTTAAATTAGATGCTAATGAAATAGGATCAATGATTAAACTAAATCCTATCAATAGATTAAAACCAATAGAGTTTGGTACTGCACCAGGAGTTAAAACAGCCTTCGACAAGTCTTACAACACTGCAAGATCTACTGTGGAAGAGTTACAAGTTAAATACAAAGGAGCAGGTACAGGAGAAATAAAAGAATCTTTAGATGACTTACAATACTATTTAAATGCAGCAGGAAGAGGGGGAAGTCAAAGTGCTATTAAGGATGTTAATGGTGCTATGAAAAGATTAAGTGATGCTATCCCTCCAAATGAAAGAATTGTTTTAAATAAAACTATAGGAGATTTAAATATTAAAGCGGCCCCTCTACAAAAATCTATGACAAAATATGGGACTGAGTCTAACTACACATTACAAGGAGGTAAAGATTACAGAGAAACTGTATTTGTCCTTCCTGAAGATATCGTAACCAATTCATCGCTTAGGAATAAAGGTGGACACTTTACTAGTGAGGTGGGAGATGTAAATAATATTTATCATATAAGATATGATACAAGGTTCACCCCTGAGGGTAAAAAAGTATTTATGATTAATGAAATACAGTCTGATGTAAACCAGGGTATTGCAAAGAGTTTAACTAAAGCCCAACAATTAGGGGGCGAGGCGAGAGTAAATCCATTTAATGCAGATATAGAATTAAATTTATTGGTAAGCCAACGGGGTAAAATGTTAAAAGATTTAGATGCTGCAGTTGCTAATAATGAGTTTGGTAGAGTAAATGCAATCAGTGCATCCATGAAAGATATTAATACAAAATTAAAAAGAGCTTCTACTCAAAGAGATGGTTATGGAAATAGTACTACCAAAGATTATTTTCCTATGGTTGAAGCAGATTCATATGGAGACCACGCTGTTAAATATTTAATGCAAAAAGCTGCGCGTGAGAATGTTGATTACATAGCCGTTGCCCCTTTTGACAAAGTAAGTTTCAGACAAGGGTACAAAGCAGGTAATGAAAGATTTTATGGTTATGCAAATGGTAAAGGTATTGGTAAAAAAGGAAAAGCTGTACTTCCAGATGTCATGGGTAAGAATGCAAGATTCTATGGATCAACAGCAGGGCCAACAAAAATATCTTTATCTGATCCAACTAAGCCCTATAAAACAATGGGAACAGATAACTTTAAGTATCCATCAGATCATCCTTTAAAAGGAAAACAAATTAAAAGTGATTACCACGCTACCGCTCAAGAAAGTCCTGCTAGAGAAACAATGGGTCCCGGAACTTTTAAAAATATTCCAGAAGGAGATCCACGCTTGTATTTTGATGCATATGCGATTAAAGTGGTTCCACTAATGAGAAATACACAAAAAACTTATAAGTCTCAAGGCGGACTTGTGGTGGATATGTTTAAACCAATAAGGTACAATTAATCATGGCGATAGAAAAAGTAACAGAGGAATTAGCAGAGGAAGAAGTTGAACAACCAGATGGTTTACCCGTAGATGTAGAGATCGAAGGTGAAGAACAAGTTGATGAAGAAACGACTGAACAAGATTTTAATGCAAACCTTGCAGAAGACATGGATGAAAGAACTCTTAAAGAAATGGGTTCTGATTTAGTTGAAGAATATAAAAAAGATAGAACTTCTAGAAAAGAATGGGAAGACGCTTACATTAAGGGTTTAGATTTATTAGGTACAAGAAACCAAGAAGTAACGAAACCCTTTAAAGGAGCTTCCGGTGTCACGCATCCATTGTTAGCAGAAGCTGTTACACAGTTCCAAGCACAAGCTTATAAAGAATTAGTACCCTCTGACGGGCCAGTACGAACACAGGTTATAGGACTACAAACACCGGCCACCGAAGCACAGTCTGAGAGAGTTAAAGATTATATGAATTACCTTCTGATGGAGGAGATGGAAGACTACACAACTGACATGGATCAGATGTTGTTTTATCTACCACTATCTGGATCTACCTTTAAAAAGATTTATTTTGATGCTCTTCAAGACAGGCCTGTATCTAAATTTATTCCAGCAGAAGATTTAGTAGTTCCCTACTACGCATCTGATTTAAAAGATTGTGAAAGAATTACTCACGTTATTCAAATGACTTCAAACGAAGTCACTAAAAAAATGGCTGCAGGTTTTTACAGAGACATTGATTTAATTGATAGTAGTACAGAACCAGATTCAATTCAGAAAAAATTAAATGAATTAGAAGGTGTTAAAGGTACTGGATCAGATTATTTAAATACTATACTTGAGATGCATGTAGATTTAAATTTAGATGACTATGAAGATTTTGATGACAAAGCTAAGAAGATTAAAATTCCTTATATTGTAACTGTCGATGAAGGTAGTGGAGAGGTATTATCTATTTACAGAAACTACAAACCTGATGATTCCACTTATGCTAGAACAGAATATTTTGTTCACTATAAATTTTTACCAGGACTAGGTTTTTATGGTTTTGGTTTAACACATATGATTGGTGGCTTATCCCAAGCTGCAACACAAGCATTAAGACAATTGATTGATGCAGGTACTTTAAAAAATTTACCAGCAGGATTTAAAGCTAGAGGTATTAGAGTTAGAGATGATGATCAGCCTATTCAACCAGGAGAGTTTAGAGATGTAGATGCACCTGGAGGAAATATTAGAGATCAGTTCTTTAATTTACCTTTTACAGAGCCTTCACCAACGTTATATAACCTTATGGGTTTTGTTGTTCAAGCAGG